ATTCAAAAGACGTTATCGCTGGTATCAAGACATCTAAAGTAGCTAACAAAGAAAACAATGACTGTGTAGTCAAAGCAGTAGCAGCCTCTACAGGCGTTACCTATGACACAGCTCATACGTTCGTTAAAGAGACCTTCAATAGAGAAGATCGTAAAGGAGTCCTTAACAAAGAGCTAGTAGAGAATATGTCTAAGCTATCTGAAGTAGGTACAGCTAAGATTGGTACCAAAGAGGTAGCATTCGAAGTAATGCCTAAGCAAGCTATCACTAACATGTATAAGTTATATGGAGAGTTAATCCATAGACAGAAGACTGTTAAGAGCTTTATGGAGTCTTATCCTAAAGGATCATATATCGTTACAGTAGCCAAGCATGCCTTTGCTGTAGTAGATGGTGTGATGATAGACAATGTAGGTACTGAGTATAAGCCTACTCGTAAGGTAACTGGAGCCTATAAGGTGATAGATAAGACACCTGAACAACAATTAAGCCTAATCTAATATCCAAGACCATAACCGGAGACCGAGCCTATTGTGATGAGTAGGCCGGTCACCCTTCGGGGTCGGAGAGGTCAAGAGTAGGTCAAGGTTACGGCAAGGTGATATAACAGTGCCGGTATTGTTCCCTAAGACGGCGTGAGAGCTATGGGGAGGGCCCTACCTAGGAATATATTTCTGATGATTTTTCAACTATAGTAATATATAAATATATAAATATATAAAGTATGTATCATTTAAGAATAAACGACACGTCTCTCTTCTTTCAATATTGGATGGATGTAGTAGACTTTTTTCACAATGCAGGTATTACACCAGAAACCGAATACTTACATACAGAAGAAGGTCATAACTTTTACCTCTTTCAGATAGTAGGTATGGGTGAATTGAGATTAAAGAATATATGCCTTATAGAGAGGGGTGATGATTATGTCTCAATCGAATTAGAAAAGATCGAATTTCATAGTAATATAACTAAATAACAATATGTCAAAGAAACTTATATCAGCCTTTTTAACGGCTCTAATCATTACAGTATTTATCCTCTCCTTTTATTTAGAACCCTTACATGCATTTGTAGAAGGTATTCTAATTGTCTCACTCCTATCTATGGTCTCTTATATGTTATATAGTCTTATATTAGGCATATTAACCGTAGGAGAACCCAAGGACAAGAAAGACTATTACCTATAGTCGAATTCCAAAATAACCTTTTGGGTATATTTTCAGAAAGTCTCCGGAATTTTTTTCGGAGATTTTTTTGTATATAGGGGTTATTCCTTTAATACATCCCAGGTACATTGATAACAGAAGTTATCTTCTTTCATTACCTTTAGACACTTTTGACATATCATCGGCTCTTTTAAGGGTCTTATCGATGTCTGTTCTATTGGTCTTAAATTCTTTTCGTTTTTCGTTTCTTTGTTTATTGTATTCAATTCGTCGCTCATTGTCTTTCTTTATATCTGAGATATCGCTTTGGATATTACTTAATTGGTTATACATTTTAAAGCTGCCTATCGTAGTAACGATTGCTACTAAGGCTAATAATACTAGTGTGAACATTTGTTTTTCATTTTTTAATTAATTAATCATTGGCCTTAATCTTGACTACCACTTTCTTCACTAAGGAAGGGCCGTTTCTATGTGATAGACCAGGTGAATGTACTTCTCCTGCCGGAAGATAGCAGAATTTTTTATTCAATAGAGGAAGAATAAGTGTAGGCATTGACTCTTTATAGTAGAGAGTAACATCTTTTTCTTCATCATAGTTAAACTTTACCTTGTTTAACTTGGGGTTGTAGTACTCTACCACCTCTTGTCCTTCTAAAACCATATGGAGATCGTCATAGATTTCATGGGACTCACATAGATGAGAGTATCCGGTCACATAAGAAGAGATAATAACCGTACAAAAGCCGAGGTCTCGAGTACCGTCTTCAGAATCGCTTGATAGACTAGAGAGATAGTCTTGTATCTTATCGAAATTAGGTCTTCCTTTAAAGTAGAGAGGAAGGTTAGAGAGATCATCATAGATCATATAACATGGATTTGAAGAGCGTGTACCCGAGAGTTATCGACTAGTCTTTTAATAGTTTCTTTATTTCAATTTCTCTTAAGTGGCTTTCATGTTCTTGCTTATGCTGCCACATTTCTGCCTTTAGAGAGTGAATACGTTCGGTACAATCACTTGCTAAAGATCTCTCCATATGTTCTAATTGACTACATATAGAAAGGTAATCTGATTCTAGAGTCTTAACCCTCTTTTCCAGGTCCTTCTTTTGTTCATGCTGTAAATACACAAACGCAAGAGTTGCTCCTAACAATAAAAATAATACTTCTACCATACAGTTTATTTAATTTAAGTTGCCTTTCAGCTTATTATTCCTTATACTTCTATATAATATACGATATATTTATCAATGAAGCAACTATTATATGCAAATAAATGCAAAGATTAGACCCTAGTAAACTTTTTAATATCTTTAATGCCTCTGATGAGGCTATATATGAAGAGCATAACATACAACATTTATTCGAAAATCCGTATGTATTAATGGGTATGGTGGTGAGAGGGTTGGAGAACTACTCTATCATCGATGGAATGTACATGATGAGATATAAGGAGCAATATGAATCTGTAAGAGAGACTGTAAAAGAGCAATTTTATAATCGCCTTTATAGCTACCTACTTAAGATCGACCTCCAAAAGTTTGAAAACATCTACGTCATTACCGAAGAATATGATAAGATGGGAGTATTCTACGCCCTCGATCACCTCCTCTACTATTATCAAGATAAAGAACAGTATGAAAGGTGTGCCGTCATAAAATCCTTTGAAGATTTATTGAGGAATACAATGACTCCTCCCATTTATGACTATAATGTTGAGAGTTTACTGGAAGAATTAAAACTAAAACCACTACAAGATTAAAAAATTTCGGGTCGAAATGCGCGCGATGCGCGTGGGGCCTGCGGCCTTTTATGGATTTCTTGCCGGAACCGCCCTAACTCCTTCATTCTCACCAAAAAATCTTTGTGAATCACTGAAATAAAGTTGCTCGTCTGCAGGATCTTTCGTATCTTAAGGTATAAACTAAATTAAAAACGTATATATGGAATTATCAATCCGTGAATTAAATGAAATCATCTATGCCTTAGGTGTAGCTGAGTATAAGGGAATGTTTGTAGATAAAGATACAAATGCTTTGGCTGGAGAAAAGGTTAGAAATGAGCTTGAAAGAATGCTTAAAGTAGAGGAAGGTCGTTTAAAAGCGATAAAGGCTGCTCCTACAGAAGTTTCTAAGGAAATTGAGCAGTTAGTAACAAAAGTTATTACACCTATTACCGATACAGGTTCAGATGTAGCCGATTTTCTTATTGCAGTAACAGCAGAGTTACCAGTTCCTACAGAAGAAGTAGTAGAGACAGTTAAGAAAGCTAAGTTTCCAGGTGCAAAGAAAAGTAATTTAATGGATCCGGAAAAATAATTCCTAAAAGAGTGGCTATTCTGCGTTTTTTTATATATCTTCGAAATATATAAGATATTATATAGAATATATTAATATAAGATAAAATATATAGGATATTAAATATATAGATATATAAAGATATAAGTATAAAATAAAGGAAACCTATAAATAAAAAACAAGTTATGTTAAGTGCCGAACAAATCCAATCAAATTGGGATAAACATATTAAGATTATTAACCATTACATTGGTGATGATCGTAAGAATCAAGTATTAACTTTGGTGGAAACATTATCCGAACATATGGTAATGGCTCCTGCTAGTGGTAAATCATGGTATCATAACGCCTTTCCGGGTGGATACATTGATCACGTTAATAGAGTTGTACAAAGTGCTATAAAACAAAAAGAATTATGGCAAGCAATGGGAGCTTCTATTGATTTTACCGATGAGGAGTTGGTAATGGCTGCTTTATTCCATGATTTAGGTAAAATAGGTGATGGAGATGTAGATTGTTACATTCCTCAAACAGATAAGTGGCGTCAAGATAAGTTACATGAAATGTATACTCCTAATCCGGAGATTGCTTTCATGCTTATTCCTGATCGTTCTCTTTATATTCTACAAAGATTTGGCATTAAATTATCTCATAATGAGTATTTAGGTATTAGATTACATGATGGAGTATTTGATAAAGCTAATGAAGCTTACTTCTTTAGTCATAATCCAGACTCTCGAATGAGAACTAACATTGTAAACATATTACATTCAGCAGACTTTATGGCTTCTAAAGTAGAATACGACTTATGGAAGACTAAAGGTGGAAATACAGAACCTAAAGTACAAAAAGCTAAAGCATCTACAGGTCGTCCAGTTAATTCATCAGAAGGCCTTTCAAACTTAATTAAAAATTTATAATATGATTTGGATCATAGGAATACTAGGGTTACTTTTAATCGTATCAATGTTTGCACTTTATAACCTACTTACTAAAGTAGAAAAATATGAAGACGTTGTACGAGATCAAGTACAATACCTTAACAATATCTCAGCAACTATAGCTGAAGCAAAAATGCACCTCGAAAAATTAGACGAAAGCGGAACATTCCAGTCGGATGATGAGGTCGGTTATTTCTTTAAACAACTACAAAACGTACAAGAAGAGCTAAACCGATACATGCTCCCGACTAATTATGGCAAGAACCAAAGCTAAGAGTAACTATTTTACAAAAGAGACAGAAGAGTACATAGTTATCTATAACAATTCAACAGACCCAGTTCTTCGAGCTAGGGTCTTTACTGATCATATATACATGCCATTCTATAAGTTGGCAGAGAATATAATACATACTTTTAAATTCTACTATACAGATGTAGAGCATATCGAAGATCTCAAACATGAGATCGTTTCTGTTTTATTAGAGGAGAAGATTATGAAGTTTGATCCTACTAATGGAGCAAAAGCATATTCTTACTTCGGTACCATCGTAAAGAGGTGGTTAATCAATTACAATAATAAGAACTATAAGAAGTTAAAACAGATTGGATCTTTTTCTGATGTAGAAGAGTCTTACGAACCAGACTTAGAAGTAGACGGTCAATTTAAAATGACATTA